AAAAATAGGATGGGAAATCTTAGGTAGCATAACAAAACTCCATTATTAACTTGGTACGTAATTAAAAGCTTGAGGGTTCAAAAGAGGGAATCTAATATCAGTAAATGCAAAATTTACATTTAAACGCATAAGATTATTTGTTTCGCCCCAACCGAGTGCAGAGGCACTTACTTGACTAGGAAAAGCATCGGTGAGTTCTATTATATTTGAAATAGATCCTTCACCTTGATCTGTAAATACTTTTATTTCGATGAGTGAAGAATAATTTTCTTTATATTCAGCTAGATAGATACCCCGACGATTATAAACTACAGGATTAATATGTTGAAATATAGCATTTGTCCAAAGTGTAAAAAACTTATGCATATCACTAGCTTCAGTTTCCAAAAAAGATATGCTTATCGTTTCAGGGTATTGAATATTTGTTGGAAATCTTTGTCTTGGTCCAATACCATATCTATTTACATCTAGAAGATTTAAATTTATATCAGGTATATTTACATTCTCTGCTCTAAATGGCATAATATCAAATACTTCTTTATAGTCACCAGTTGCAAAGAATCTTGGTGGTGATATAATAACTTCATATCTATTATTTTTTATAGTTCCGTACTTGTTTAGATGTGCGGAAAACTTGGATATATCGAATGCCATTACTTTAAGTTCTCTCTGACTGATTTCCAGACTAGTTCTTTGGATTGTTTCTTAAATCTCTCAGTCGGAAGCATGAGAGCAATATCCCAGTTTGATGGTTCCACATAAAGGAAACTACCTGAAACATAATCTAGTAGATAATGCTTGACACATGGCTTGAAATAATTAAACTTAGCATATCCATTTAATAGCTCATATGATATCTTTAACTTAGTAGTGGAATCTTCATGAGGATTGCACGAAGTACTGGTGGTAGATAATGTAGATTGATTCCTAGAAATCCATTACTTTTCATACCGATTGGGAATATAAGTGGAAAGATATCGTAGTGTGGTAGAGTCTCTTTGTGTTTTGGATTATATGAAAACATGTACATAGATCCAATAGACTCTTCATCCATTTTATTCACTAGATTCTTTTTGTCATTCATCAGTCGTCTAGTATTGACGGATGAAACTTCCTGTGCGGCATTACGGAACCAAGTACGAGCATCTCTCTGGCGGATTGATGCATCAATACCTTCAAACTTACCCTTTTGTGCAATCTGTTGAAAAATATAAGCCGTCATTTTCTAGTACCAAATATTTCTTCTTCGGTCATAATCATAAACCTCCAACCTCGGTCAGCACAATATTCTCTTGCTGCATCCCATTTAGCCTTATTGACACCCCATGTAAATACTTCATTTAAATATTTTTTGGTTACCTTAGGTTGTTTTTTTGGTTCTTGAGTCTGAATCTTTGGTTTGACTTCAATCATGACTGTCTCGGTCTTACCTTCTTTATTTATTATTTGTATCACAAAATCGACAAAATATCTATGCATTCTATTATCAACTGGTGATCTATATGGTATTATTTTCTCTTCGGATGACCACCAGAGCACTTCCCTTGTAGTGTCAAAATGACTCATAAGTCTTAGTTCCCAAGAGCTTCTATAGACTATCTGAGTTGGATCGCCTTTGTATTTTTGTGGGTTGATGGGTTTGAAGAACCCTTGTTTGTATTTTGCCATTCCTCAAAACTCATATAAATATATATTGAGTTATATTTATCAAGGAATAAATGGATGGCATTAGGGCCTATTGCAAGATCAGCTGTAAGAGGTATAGCTAATAATATAGTAAGAGATACCGTTCGTGGTGCTGTGGCTTTAGCATTTGAAGGAGCCGTTGGTGGTACTGCAGTTCTAGGTGCTCGAGCACTTGCAGAATTACCTGGAAGAACTGCACGTGCTGGTTTATTTCAAGATAGTCTTAGATTTCCACTTGATTTACTTGGTGAAGATTCTGACTATAATCCATATTTTATGTCAATGAGATTTGTAAAGTATGAAAAAAGAGCCATTTCAAATAGAAAAGACATTTTGACACAAGGTAGTATATATCTCCCAATACCAAATCAATTAAATGATACAACAACATTAAATTACGATCAAGCGGCGTTGGGCTCTATGTTAGGTGCTTTTACTGAAGCAGCTACAGGCACGCAAAATCGTGGTGGTACAATAGCGGAAGGTATTGCAGTTGAAGGTCTCCAAAGAGCAATTGGTTCTGTTCCTAATGGTGAAAATATTTTAAATGCCGTAAGTGCAATTTCTGGATTGGCTATTAATCCATTTTTGACTGTGGTATTTAAAAATCCATCATTTAAAAGTCATAGTTTTTCCTGGAAGTTTATGCCAAAAAATCAACAGGAATCTTTACAACTAACCAATATTATTAATACTATAAAATATCATATGTTACCTGGTTTGCTTACATCTTCTGGTGTAATATTTGAGTATCCAGAAATGGTATTACTAAAACTATATCCAACAGATGAACATCTATATAAATTTAAGCCATGCATAATCAAAAGTGTAAACGTGAATTTTGCACCTGGTGGTGGACCTTCATTTTTTAGCGGTTGAAATGCGAATGGAACTACAAGAGATTGAATATTTTACCAAACTTGATTTTATTGATTTGAGAGATTATAACACTGGACTTCCTGGTTTACCAGTTACTTTAGAACAATTTATTGGCATATTACCGGGAGTTCCTGGGCTAATAGGTCAAGCTTTACAATAATGGGATAGAGTAATGCCAGAAAGATATTTTGAAAAATTTAAGTTAATCGACTATGCTAATACAGTTGCCGTCAATCTTACTCAAAGATCGGTGGTGTTAAATAGCGTCTATTCTAATCCAAATCTATATTATCTTTATGATATAAAACCATATGAACGTCCAGATGTGATTGCCGATGAGTATTATCAAGATCAATACATGTCTTGGATTCTATATCTTACAAATAAGATGGTCGATCCATATTATGACTGGAATCTAGATCAAAATACATTTGATGCTTTTATAGTAAAGAAATATGGTTCATATGAAAACTCTGTAAGCAAAATAAAATATTTCCGTAACAACTGGTACACACAACCAGATGCCATTTCAGTCTCTCAGTATAATACTATCGTAAGCGCCAATGGTTCTCTGGCTAGATACTACACTCCAACTTATTTGGACGAAACCAAAAATACAGTACCAAACGGTTATGTACGAAAAAGAGAGGATTGGCAATATAATACCAATAGAGTTGCCTCATATGCAGTTGCTAATGGATTGGCATTTGTTTCAGACGAGATTGTAAATGTTACATTTGATGCTAATAATACTGGTCGTGGTCAGGTAAGTTTTTCAAATAGCAGCACCGTAATACTTCAGCATCTATTTGACACCACAACTACTGGTACAATTACAGGATCCAGTTATCTATACGGTAGGGAAAGTAAAGCAAACACCGTCTTTACTGCTGTAACTTCATTGGCAAATAATATACCATCATCCGAAACTACCTATTGGGATGCAGTAACATATTTTCAATATGAAACAGAAATCAACGAAAGAAACAAAAGCATACAAGTTCTTGACAAAAGATATTCTACACAAATCTCTAAAGAACTAAAGAGGCTTATGAAATAATGGCAAGTTATCAATCTGGTGACATTACACTTGAGAATATTTCTATAGTATCAGATAGAGCAAATCTAGATATATCCAAAATTTTTCTTAGTGCTTCTATCTATGAGAGTATTTTTACACCAGGTACCGTGTGTGATATTGTTGTTGTTGATACTGAGGATCTACTAGGTACATTCAAGATTGTCGGTGATGAAATGGTATATTTCAACTATACTATTCCTGGAACAGTGCGTGGTGATTTTATTTTTGCACTGAATGAACTTGCTGAACTCGAGTTTGTCGGTGCTCAGAAAGGTAAGAAATATACACTGAAGTGTGTTTCAGAAGAAGCACGTTATGGTAAAAAGGAATTCATGCGTAGTTATAATGAGTTATGTTCAGAAGTCATTGATGATATACATAAGAACTATTTAAAAAGTGAAAAGCCCTTGGTGATTGAAGCGACTAAAGGATCACAAAAGATTTTAGTTGATAACAAACCGGTATATGAAGCTATTAATCTGGTACGTAAACGTGCAGTCTCGGCTGAAAATAAGACTTCGATCTATGTTTATTTTGAAAATAGACAGAATGAACAACAGACTTTCAACTTTGTTTCGATTGAGGGTTTGTTTCAAGGATCCTCTGTAAAAAAGTTTCAACAATCAGCACTGAATATTGACTATGCAGCACGTGAAGATGATAATATTTTAGCCTATAAAATCCCAAATCAGTTCAAATCATTAGAGAATATTGAGTATGGTGGTCCTAGAAGAATCACTACATTTAATTTTGCTACATGGGATTTCTCTAGAGAAGTTATTAAAACAGATCCAAATGCATATAAAGATGGTGGTTCAGGATCAAATATTACTTCATCATTTCAAAATAAATATCATGATGAAAAGACTGCAAAGCAATCATTCATCCCACTAGATTATGCTCAGAGACCAGTCACCAATATTCCTGAAGCAACACCAGATACACAGGCTTATCTAGCGGCACTCATGCAGAATGCCATGAGAATTAAGGTTCCTGGTGATACATTATTGACTGCAGGTCAAGTCATTACATGCGAGATCCCAAATAAAAAAGGGCTTACTGGTCCAACTGATGAAGATCCATTAATGACTGGTAAGTTTCTCATTTCTAGAATACACCATAAGATCGGTGAGTTTGGTGAAAGACCTAGATATACATGCATAATAGAATGTATTAAAGGTGCTTATGAGGAGACTATTTAAGATATGACAGAAAGAGCATTAGGAGATACCTCTGGTTGGTGGGTAGGTATAGTTGTAAACGTAATGGA